TTGAGCACCTGTTGTACCTTGATTACCTTGAAAACCTTGAGCACCAGTATCTCCTTGCGCACCTTGCACTCCGGTTGCCCCTTGAGCCCCTTGCGGTCCAGTAGCACCTTGATTGCCTTGCGCGCCTTGAGCACCGGTTGCACCCTGTACTCCTTGAGGTCCAATAACGCCTTGCGCGCCTTGTGCTCCCTGAGCGCCTTGAGCACCCTGAACGCCTTGTACGCCGGTAGCACCTTGTGTACCTTGAGGTCCAATAATACCTTGCGCACCTTGTGCACCTTGAATTCCTTGCGCTCCCTGAGTGCCTTGCACGCCTGTAGCGCCTTGAGCACCTTGTACACCAGTTGCACCTTGATTGCCTTGAGATCCGGTTGCTCCTTGAGTTCCTTGCGCGCCCTGTACACCAATAGCACCTTGAGCACCTTGTATACCAGTTGCCCCTTGATTGCCTTGAGAACCGATAGCTCCTTGAGCACCGGTACTACCTTGTACTCCTTGATCACCTTGAGCACCTTGAGCACCTTGGGAGCCTGTAACGCCTTGGGAACCTTGCGCGCCTTGTGAACCTATAGTACCTTGGGCACCTTGTGCTCCCTGAGCACCTTTAACACCAGTAGCACCTTGCGCGCCTGTACTACCACTAAATCCGGTATAACCACTAATACCTGAAAAACCAGATATACCAGACGCGCCTGATATTCCAGAGAAACCTGACCAACCGCTAATACCACTAAAGCCTGATATACCGCTAAAACCTATATAACCACTATAACCGCTAAAGCCTGATATACCGCTAAAGCCCATATAACCAGAGTAACCAGATGTACCACTAAAACCAGAATCTCCACTAAAACCTTGCGCGCCAGAAAAACCTGATATACCGGAATTTCCGCTAAAACCGCTTAGACCAGAATCTCCACTAAAACCAGAATAACCTGAAGTACTATTACCAGAATAACCTGAGAAACCGGAATTACCTGTACCCGAGTAACCAGAAAAACCAGAAAAACCTATAAGACCGCTAAAACCTGAAAAACCAGACATTCCATTAGTGCCATCTGACCCTAATGCAAGATTGGTTACTATTCTACTATAATGTTCGGTACCTAGGTACCAATATGTAATGTCTATACCACCGCCTGTGTTTGGATCAGATGTGTCTGTGGTTTGGCCAAAAATACTAACCTTTAAACGATCAGTAGACTGTAAAGGTATTGGCGTACTAATATAGTACGGTGTTCTTTGAAAAGTAGGATTAGGAGTTCTAGTTAAAGCATCACCAGTTACAGAGAACAGCATCGTTTCACTGTTACTAACATCTACCTTATAAACTGCGTATGTAATATGAGTATTAACGCCTGGATCCAATGCATGCGGACCAGACATTGAATAGTATGTATCAAAGTACCAAGTACCCGTATCAATTAAAGACCTGTTAGGGGAACCTGTAAGAGTAATTGTATATAGTATTGGTTTTGGGTTTTGAGACTGATTAAAATAACCAGAATCATCAGCCGCTTCAGCTCCGTCTTGTGGTACAGTAGATAGATATACATCATATGGTACATCTGCTGATATATTAGTAGGGTATAGTATTAACCCAATAACTGATTGACCAGAGTAACCAGACTTACCACTATAACCAGATGTACCTGCACCAGAAAAACCTGAAACACCAGAACCACTATAACCAGAAAAACCTGATCGACCAGATGCTCCTACTTGACCACTAAAACCTGATACACCGCTAAATCCTGATACACCGTTATAACCAGAGTAACCAGACTCTCCCATACCTGAATAACCAGAAATACCTGCAGGTCCTTGTGGACCCATATCGCCTTGAGCACCTTGAGGTCCACCAGCTGATATAGCAGATATAGCAACTGAGTAAGTAGTATAACCACCAGTACCATCTGGTTGCTCTAAAAACGTTAAATCTGTAGTAGCTAGCGCCGGTACTTGCGGCAGTTCATGCGGAAATACAATTGCGGGAGTGACAGTACCACCATTTGTGGATGCGCCAGAAACCCCATAACCATTGAGCGAAGATAACTCGTTTACATAGACTATAGTAGGATATTGCGGAACCGGCATATATTATATTTAATTGTTTGTGCTCGGAAAACCGATATAAGTTAGTGGTCTATTTTCAACACCTGCTGCGCTTGCTTGAGGGGCATTTAAATTACCACCATATAAATCAACCAACGTAACATTACTTTCATAAGAACCGTATACTCCAGTTGAAGGCTTACCAACCACAGGGTCATGACCACTATAACTTAAATATCCGGATAATGCTTTATTATGGTTTGCACCGTAATTATAAACATTGTTTCTTGTCTGTTTGTCAACATTTTGTGGATATATTTTTGTATCAATAACACGAGCTTCAAATCCACGATTGCCTGCATCAATAGGTACAGGACCGTCGGTTTTGTTGTCATATACTTGATCACTAAAGTTTTCACGAGGTGAATTAGGTTCGTAATCATACTCATAACGTTTACCTTTAATTGTCCATATATAATGACCTAGTAATTGGTTACGATCTCCACCTTTTTGATCTACACGTTCTGTTATTTCAAATATCTGACCAGATCTACCATTAGGTCTAGTCATACCGTATTCAACAAGTTCTATAACATCTCCTGCTTTAGGTTCAAAATTGTATTGAGATGTCACACTACTTAATGAAGAAGTAGATAATGCATTAGTAAAAGTATTAATAGATATAACACCAGTTATATCGGCTTCTCCTTGTAAACCAAACTTACTCAATATAATACTATCATTATTAAGGGTTATTGCCATTGTTAGATTAAATGGAGGTAAAAACCCGGCTAATGGTTGCTCACCATAAAAGAAATCGTGACCAGAAAGAGTATAATTATTAACATAATAGTATACAAGCATACCATATTGACTAATTTGTTCGTTCCACCAATTATTGAATAATTGGATTTCATATGCATTAGTTGTAATATCTAAATAACGCAAATTACCTATTGTACAAGCTGCAGAACCAGGTATATTTGTACCTACTGGATTATAAGTACCAGGTGGCACATAAGGCCCTGTATCTACACAATATTGCGTTATTGGCATAAAATTATTTACGGAAGTTATAGAATTAATCAGTGTTAGACTAAATAATATTATAATGAGCAAAATTAAGAACTTATCCGATCTAGGATCTTTATATAATATGGTCCAAGAAAATGCTGCTAATATGCCAGCTATTGTACAAGGAAACAAGCAGCCTGATATTCTCTTAACAGACGCTAATCGTTATCTTCCACAAAGCTCTATGCTTAATGAAAACGCTCCAAAAGCTGGTAATGCACTTGGTAGTGATAAAGAAAAAGAAGAGTTAGCTAAAGGTACTGGCCCTGATGCAGCAGGTAACTTTAAGAAAGGGGAAGCTAAAGAAAAACAAGAAGCATCTAAAATGTCTAAAAAAGAAGAGGATGAAATGGAAGCTGCAGAAAAAAATGAAGAAGCTCCAGAAAAAATGGAAGAGACTGTAGATTCTAGTTCTAGAACTCCTAAATATAATAAACAACAATTTACTATGCCTAAATCAAAATTCCAAAAATTATATGAGGACGCAGTTAATGGCGTGCCTTTTATTGCACAAGAAGAAGAACAAATGACTCCTATTGAGCCGTCTGCAGATCATGAAGAACCGTCAATGGGTGGACCTGAAGGAGATGAAGGCGAAGAGGAATGCTGCACACATGAAGAAGCAATTGAAATGGTTGAAAAGCTCATGAAGTTTCTTCAAAAAGATAAAGCATATGACCAAGAGCACGGCGATTTAGGCGACGAAGACAAAGCATTTACACAAGGCGAGGAAGAAAATGAAAGCGATATGCCAATGGAAGAAGCTGTTGAAACTGAAGACCTAGGACATGCTAATGTTGGTTCAGGTGTAAAAACAGAAATGGGCAAAGACGGTCATAAGATCCAAAAAGTCGGTGGTGCTGGTGTTACGAAAGTTAAAGGCGCTGCTACAGAGCAAGGTGCAAGTTTTAAGAATGAACCAGCTCCTAAGAAAGAAAAAGAATCAGGAATGGTTAAAGACGGTCACAAATTACATACAGTAGGTAACCTTACACCAGACAAGGGTGAAGGTTCTAATATGTTTACGAAGTAATATTTAAGGCATAGACAATTACAAAGCTCTTAGCAATAAGAGCTTTTTTTATGTCTACTTAATAAGGTCTATTGTTAATAAACCTTTTATCTAGCATAGCTGCTGCAGGACTACCATGAGGTAATCTCCATCCTTGTTCAAACAATTCATCCATATCAGGGTTATTGTTGTTAGGTCCTTGCGATATAACTACTGGGTTACGAGACGTAACACTTTCTACATCTTTGTTAAACTTGTTATACATTTCGGAAGGCTTTGGCATACTAACTACAAATGGATCCCAATTATTAGGTATCATGTGTAAAGGTTTGCCATTAGAATCTTGCTGTGTAACTTCGTAAAACTGTTCTACCACTTTTGGGTCTAGTATAAACATTGCCCATATAAGGGCCTCTACTCTGTCGTCCAAGTACTTGTCTGATTGTTTTTTCCATACCCCGTTAGCTTGACGTATATAAGTTTTAAACTCTTCTATAGTTTGTTTATCATATAGTTTAACACACCTTAATACGTTCATCCAGTATCTAAAATTAGCCATGGAATTAAACTTACTGTTAGTATGAGAGTAAACCCCTAAACGGTTATCCTTTTCTACTTTATCAGTAAACGAACCCATACTTGGTGTGTATTTTACTATATTAGGGTATTGATGGGTGTGGGTAAGAGCGTCTACTACAGAAGCACCACAATTATTGCGTTCTACTAATAGTGGCGGGTTACCCCATTGACCGGCTATTTCTACGAGCTTCCCAGCGAAATTAAAAGGGTCTAGTTTGTTATTAGCGTATGTAGCTACTTGTTCTATGTTAGTTAAATCTGTAACATCTACTATTTGTATAACAGAATTAGCTCTACTGATACCCTCTCCTACGTCAACCCCGATACTATAGAAGTGCCCGTCTATATGATCTTTATATATTTTAAAAGCCCCATCATCATCTTCATAAACAGGGTCCGGGGCATTGGTTGTTAGCTCATCTAACTGGTCCTTGTCAAAAATGTTTTCTCCTGCAGCTCGAAACTCATTACCATATTCTTGGTTAAACGACTCTTCTGAACCAAGCGCTCTCATAGTCATTTCTTTCCATTTTTCATCTCTACCTGGAACCTCGTGCCAGTCTACTCTTTCATGGTGCCAGCCATTTTTTTCTGACACTGCATCTGTATAAGTATTAAAAAATAAATTGCCTACACCGTTAGGTGTTGATAACATAAAAATTTTGGACTTCTTTGAAGAAGAAATAACCGGAAACACTGACTCCCAAAAGTCGTCCATAAACTCAGGTGGAATAAATGCAGCTTCGTCAAGTAAAAGGCAATTTATAGACTCACCTCTAGCAGCATCAGACGTTGTAGTACTAATACCAATTGAAGAACCGTTCTCCAGCTCCATTCCTTCTTTTGCGTAAGCTACTACGCCTGGCTTCATATAATTAGGTAACATTTCATACGCTAGTTTAATACGTTTAAAAATGTTCTTAGCAGTTTCCTGTTTATTAGCAATTAATAGTACTCTATAGTCGTCATGAAAGCAAATCATCCATAAAGCAAATATAGTTAAGATAGTCGTTTTGCCTATTTGACGAGAGGCTAGTACAACATTAAACCTATTCTCTACCAATGCTTTAAGTACTCTTTTTTGAAAAGTATAAAGCTTAATTGGTTGCTTACCTTCATCCAAACTAACAATATAAAAAAAGCGAGAAAAATGTAAAATAGATTTGCGCGCTCTTTCTAAGTCTTCAACCATTTCTGGTGTCCACTTAAACTGAGTTTCAGGTACAGGCAAATTTTTGTTACCTAAATAGTATGTTGTTTGGTCTCCTTTTGGTTTTGCCATTGTGTATACTTACTATGGAACTAACACTAGTCAAAAGTAAGTTATTATATGAATAAGTTGGTTCTTACTGATAACAAATTAAATGTAGACGGATACTGGGAAGCACCTCTTGCTGCATTTGAAGAGTTTCCAATAGCTAGTGGATTACCGGTTTTACCGGGTCCAGAGTTTTTAGAAATGTTCGATCAAAAAGGATTTGTTATGTCTAGATTAGAGCAATTATTTGCTCGTAACAGTAAAGAAACTGTATCAGGTTATTTATATGAACCATGTTTATGTAAAAACTGGTTTGAACAGCAAGAAGTTGTATTTGAAGGAGCTAATCTTAATCATAGTTTATTGTTTGAACGTAGAGGGTTTAAAGGTGCTGCTTTAGATAGACTTAAAACGTGGGCGCAATACAATACTCAACTATATAAACTCATTAAACTAAAACCTAAATGGGGTATAGATTTTTCCATAGATTATTCCGATAAACAAGGTAACGTAATAGAGGTATTACATTATGAGCATGATGAATTTATATATGATGAAATACAATCTAGAAAAGCTCAATTAGAGGGAGTATTTTTAACTAAAGATTGGGATGATGTTGCTAAGCAAATGCTTAAACGCAAAAGTGAATGGGCTCATTTAGATGTGTTTGTGCAGGGATTCTGGAAATGCAATTATCTGGGTATACCGAAAGATAACCAAAAAATGGTTTCTTGGGAAACCTAATACTATTAGTTATAGTGTAAGTATTTAATCTACATGTTACCTGTTGCAAATAAACTTACGTTTGAATACCACGATAAACTTAATCCATTAGTGTGGGATGGAGATACTATTAAACCAGAAATAAAAAACAAGTTGTTAGAGGTAGCACAAGCATTTTTAGAAACTATAGAAGTACCAGTTGATGTAGAAGATATAACTTTAACTGGTTCATTAGCTAATTACAATTATACTAATTATAGTGATTTTGATTTACATATTATAACTGACTATAGAGAGTATAATATTGATATAGAGTTGCTTAAAGATTACTTTAAAGCTAAAAAAACTGTATGGAACAGTACTCATGAAATTAAAATTAAAAATTACGATGTTGAGGTCTATATACAGGATATATTAGAACCTCATCATTCTACAGGGGTATATTCTTTAAAAAACGATAATTGGGTAATTAAACCTGAAAAGTCTGGTAGTATAGACAAAAAAGAAGTATACAGAAAAGCTGAAGCAATGAGACATATGATTGACCATGCTTTAAGTGATAAATGTGATTTAGAGTGTGCTGAAATTACTAAAGACAAAATTTTAAAAACAAGACAGGCTGGTTTAGAAAAAGGTGGAGAATTCTCTATAGAAAACTTAGCTTATAAAGAATTAAGACGTTCTAAAGATATTGATAGGTTATTGAAAGGGGTGGTAGCTAAAAGAGATAAAGAGTTATCTTTAAACCAAGAAACTACCTTTAAAACATTTATGTCTCAGCCTGGTACAACTAGCGGTAAGGGTAGTAGAGGTCCAAGACATATGTCTCCTACTGCTGGTATGAGCAAGCTAACTAAGCATGATACAAAATCGGTTAGTATTATTGCTAAAACCCATAGAGAAATGGAAACTCCTTTCCCGGAGATTGAAAATTTAAAAAAGAAACCTCACGGAAAGACTTATGTTATACCTCAAACAGCCCATGCAATTGCACGGTTTTATAATATGAACATGGAAAAGGTAAATACCCAGCCTCGTGGTCTAAGTACTAGTGGTATAGTACTTGCTTACGATCCCGTAGTTAATAGGTACTATTTACATAAAAAAGCAAAAGGTAAATAATGTCTCTAGGCGATACCCCACAACAATCTTTCCTTAACAAAACTAGAAAAGATAAATTTCTATTAACGTTAAATTTACCTGAAGCTCTTAAAAAAATTAATATTTTAAGTCAGGTTGACAGAACTAGTAATACTTTGTATTTAGATTCTTTGCAGTACTCAGTACATGGTACTGTTGTTCCTGCTACCACAATTAATTCTGCAGATTTACCTTACGCTGGCCAAACTCTAAGCTTAACTACAGGTAAAAGAGAAAAATACCAAAACGTAACAGTTAATTTTACTGTAGACAATAGCTATAATAACTGGTGGGTATTATGGAAGTGGTTGGATTATATAAACGGATCTACTAATAGTACTCTAGACCCGGATAACTTAACTCAATTACCTCGAAATTCGGCTTCGTACTCTAGTACAGCAAACTTACAACCGTATCAAACCACCGTTGTAGTAGAAGGCTTAGATGAATATAACAATAAAAAAATCCGTTGGAATTATAGTAAAGCTTTTATTACAAATTTGACAGGAATAACTTACAGTTATAGAGATGCAGAACAGTTAGAGTCTTCATTTACATTTTCATTTAGTCAGCTAACTTCAGAATTACTTTAAATTTGCAGTGTTTCCTCGCGGAAAAGCCTAAATAATAATAAATACTACTATGGCTACTTTACGTCAAATACAATCCCCTGGGGTACAAATTAATGAAATCGATCTAAGCCAAACAACTAGTGTACCAAACGGTACAAATGTTTTTATTGCAGGTTTTGCTTCACAAGGTCCAGCTAATGAGATTATAAACCTTACAACAGGTAACGATTTTACTAATATTTTTGGTACACCCACTAATGCAGCCGAACGCTATTTTTACTATTCCGTACAACAACAGTTTAATGCAGGTACAAATGCTCAAGTAAGTGTTTATCGTTTACCTTATGGTGGTGGAATGGGTGATGGTTATGCATCTAACAAATATAGTGCTTTAGTATTTCCAATATTACCAGCTTTAACACCAGGTACAACTACAGCAGCAGCTGCTTCAACAATTACAGCTTTTGCAAGCGCAAGTACATATTACCTTGCAGCTCCACAACTTATCGAGTTAACCCAAGACAATTATACTACATTAAAGCAAAACGGTGTTAACTGGAGTACTACTGGTGGCGGTACAGCCCCTGTTATTAATAATGTAGGTGATTTATCAGGTAACGGTGTTGGTCTAGTTATTTTAAACGAGTCTCAAACAACAGTTAACGAAAAATTTGAAGGTTTGTATTTAAATCTTGCTGACAATACAGGTTTAAGTCCAACTTCAAATTACACTGAAGTACAAAATATATATAGTATTACAGCAGATCAACCTTCATATGGAGTAACAGGCACACATACATATACTCCAATACCAACTAATCGTTTAAGTTTTCAGTTATCAGCTGCTTACACAGACCCAACACCAAGCATTTCTCATGTAATTGAAAACATTCCACAATACGATATTTCTAATATTGGTAATGGTGGGTTTGATGATTTAGCAATTGTTTCTTTAGTTAAAGTAAGAACATCTCCTTTCGGTAATAATCCATTACAATTAACATATAGCTTACAGGAAGGTTATGCTACTTCATTTTATGCTAACCGCACTATACAAAACGTTAACGGCGGGGCTCCTAAGAGTGACTTTATTGAAACTGTAATTAATAACGCTTCTCCTAACTTAACTGTTTTTGTTAATCCTAATATTGCAAACAACACAAAGTGGATGGATTTAAGCGGTAATGCTGCAAAGCAAGTTAGAGTTTTAACTACAGTAAATCAAACAGGTAATTATAAAGCTGCAAATAGCTTATTCCCATTAGGCGTTTACGCGCCTTCTTTAGATACAACTAATGTTAAAGTAATTGGTGATGTTGGTGCTAAAGTTGATAACGCTTTAAGCTTAGCTGCTAATGCTGATGTGTATAACATTGATGTAATAGCTGATGCAGGTCTTTCAACTATTGCTGCAATAGCACAAACAGGTATATACGACGATACAGTATATAATGCTGCAGTTCAAAGTGCAGTAGATGGTTTAACACAATCTGATGGTAACTATACGCCAGATAATATTATTAGTACATGGTCTCAAATTACTCAAAAGTTTATAGACTTTACTACATATCAACGTAAAGATTGTATTTTCATTTCTGATCCATTACGTCAAATTTTTGTACAAGGTGCAGACTTTAAAACATTAAAAGACCCTGCAGCAAGCTTTTCAAATAACATTTACTGGCCTTTACGTAACACCTACCAAGGGGTCAATACAAGCTATGCAACGGCTTACGGTCAATGGGTAAAAATTATTGACTCGTTTACTTCAAAACCAAGCTGGCTACCATTCTCTGGTTTTGCTGCAGCAATCTATACAAGTAATGATGCAATAGCTTATCCATGGGCTGCACCAGCTGGTGCAAATCGCGGTACTGTAACCGGTATTGCAGATATTGCAATTAACCCAAATCAAAAGCAACGTGATTTATTATATAAGATTTCAGTTAATCCAGTAGTGAACTTCCCTGGTGCTGGTTTCTCAATACAAGGGCAAAAAACGTTGCTACAAACACCAAGTGCATTTGATCGTATTAATGTACGTCGTTTATTCCTCTTCTTAGAGAAATCAGTATTACGTACAAGTAAATCGTTCTTATTTGAGCCAAATACAACGTTTACTCGTAACAGATTAACTAACACAATTAAGCCAGTGTTTGATTTAGCTAAAAATACTCAAGGTGTTTACGATTTCTTAATAGTATGTAATGATACAAACAATACACCAAATGTTATCGATGATAACTCTCTTGTTGTAGACATCTACATTAAGCCAGTACGTACAGCAGAGTTTATCTTAGTAAACTTCTATTGTACTAAGACATCTCAAAACTTCCAAGAGTTATTACAATAACGTCAACATAAATATTTAATATGTCACAAACAATACAAGACTTCTATAGAGTAGCACAGCAAAGAGATTTTGCTCGTGATTACATGCTACGGGTAACTTCTCTAGGTAATAATATCTTTAACGAAGACGATTTCGTATATATTACTACAGCTACTCTACCTTCAAGAGACATTCAAAATCAAACAGCTACATACATGGGTCTTGATTTTAATTTCCCTGGTACCGTAAAATACCCTGGTAGTAATGCTTGGACAGTTGAGTTTCGTGCTGACAAAGCTAGTCTTATCCGGCAGAAACTCGAAGCTTGGCAAAGAGGTCAAATATTTAATGACATAACAAGCACTGGAGACTTGTCAGTAAGAGGTCCTGAAGCGCTTATCTCTCTTGTACAAGTTGATGACAAATTAGTAGAAATTAATAAATATAATTTGTACGGAGCTTATATCCAGAAGATTGGCGATGTGAAATACGATATTACAGGTACAGGTAAGCCTTTAACATTTTCAGCTACATTAGCATATCATTACTGGACACAAGGTTAATTCCAATAAAGCTTATATTATTAAACCCGGCGTAAGTCGGGTTTTTTATTGTTCTAAGCTTAAGTATTAATATGGCCTTGCAGGACTTCATTACAGCAGCTAATACATTAGGATTTGGAAAGAAGTATAATTTCCAAGTTACTGAAATTAAAGGCACGCCAGCAGGGATAGTAATAGGTGGTTCGGTTTTATTGTACGTAGAAACTTTTACTTTACCTTCAAGAAAAACAAATATTACAACAGTGCCTTACAAAGCATTTGATTTTAATGTACCTACTAATGCAAGTTTTCCGGAATCTAGTAGATGGAGAGTAACGTTTTTTTCAGATGAAAACTTATTAATTAAAAATCTATTCGAAGAATGGAGTAATTCTCTTTACGAACCAGTTAATAACTATAGTAACTCAAGTATATATGCAAATCCTGTTAATGCAGCAGATCTGTATAATAGTCCGTTCGGAGATTGTGAATTAACTTTAAAATTAAAAAACGATAAAGACGTAGATGTTAAAACAATTACCTTACATGGGGTATTTCCAGTACTTGTAGAAGGTATTGAATACAACGTAGGAGATAACGGAGAAACAGTAGCTAGATTACCAGTAACATTAGCATTTCAATATTTTACATAATCATGGCTGATACTACTCAAAATTTACAACAATTTTACCTAGCCGCTAG